CAACTCTAAAACTAAGAATGGAAAACAGCACATTTGCTTTGAATTCCGCCCACTATAGGCGGCTTCGCCCTTCTAACGTTTAAGAGACAACGGAAAAAACCCCTCCCTCTTGGGCGATCGGGGCTCACATTGAGTCCTCCCGGATTGCTCCCGAGGCCAGAACTGTCGCACACCGTGCGCCCCAAAGGGCCAGCACGCACGGTGGGGATTCACGCGAGTGGCTCCTTAATGACGACCCCTCCCCATTCCTGGGAAAACCGAACCTCAGTAGGACTGAGTTTGTTAAGAAAGTCTACTCCTTCTCGAACAGCTCCAGCCTCTCTGACGTTCTAAAGGAATATCACCAGTGCAAGGACGCACTATAGGCTCCCAACGAGGACCAGCAAACGTCCATCGACTCTCCCATTGATGAGAAAAAGGAGACCCACCTCCGACCCACCGATTTCCAGAAGGCTTAAAAACATCGAATCACTGAATAGATTGCAAAGATGACGCTAGAAGTTAAATACGGCCACGGCAGCGTTTGCGTCCTATAGATGCCCTCTCAGTCGTGTGCCCAAACAGCTCTAGAGATCCTTACAGGCAATCCCGACCTGGTCGAACCCACTTACCAACTCGACGCCGATGGAAAAGAGAGCCAATGGACTCAGCAACTCGCTACCACCTCCGAGGTCGCACGCATGTGGCCATCTGAGACCGCAATAATAGACGGCCTCATTTCCACAGGCGTCTTCCTTTCTACAGACCAGGGATTTGCCCTCAAAGAAGACCCAAGGGACCTCCGGAAATATCTCGACCGCTACATCCGATCCGGCAGCAAATTCGCTGTCATATACAAATTCCTTCAAAGCGACGGAATCAGCCACTGCGCTGTCCTTTCCGACAAGCCGCTCATATTCGGCCAGAACTATACTGTTCAGAAACTTCGCAGAAGCGCCGTCGGGAAAAGCAAGAAACAGGCAGTCAAGCGCACTCAAAAACAATTGGCCCTAGACCTGGTGCGCAAAAGCCTCCAGCTCGAATCGGTCGACCCTGAACCCGAGTATCACACGGACCGGACTCCAGCCGAGGTCAGGTACGCCCTTCGAATCGAGGAGTCCCTAATTCTAGGCACTCCACTACCCAAGCCCTATGCTGTCAAGACCGGCCTAGGCGCCATAACCCTCACGAACTTGTTCAAGTCGAATTTTGGCCAAATTTGGAAACCCGTCGATGAGAAGACCGTGGTTATTCGGGAACCCGTCTTCTCCAAACCAAAACCCGCCACTCACGGAATTGGCTGTGGAAGTTCCACCCATACACTCCCAGACCCCGGCTAACAATCTGTCATTCTCACCATGGCACAAGTCAATTAGAGCAAAATTCCAGAAGAGTTGATATACGCCATTCACGAAGACTCTGTCGCAGTATGCCAATCCAAGAAGAGCGGGAAGAAGAACATTCAGGTCTCACATTTCTATCATTCTGGCAGTTGGACGGTCACCTCTTGCGCGTATTATCAAGGCTACGCTCCCTCGAGCTACCAATCGTTCATCCCCTACATTCCAGGCATGACTCTTGAGATGGTCCTGCAGGGGGGATCGAGCCACCAGGCCCACGCCGCCCTCCGCCATCTAGCGGACTCCTACCATAGCTCAGCATGGGGAGACTTCGTCTCCCAGGTCAATAAAGGCTCCCAAGGCGTCTTTGTTGGCTCAAAATACATGAAAGACTTGAAGTGATCCCTGGAGTTTTTCGACATGCCAGTCGAGTCCGCAATCTCGGACTTCACTAAGGAAGCACAACGAAATATCCTCGACGAATGGACAGTACTTAGGGCCGG